TATTTAGATTAGCATCCATATGATGTACTCTAATTTGACTGCCATGTTTACTCTGATATCCACAAACATCACATATTCTCTTCTTGGTGTATCCACTTAGTAACCAGCGAGGAGTAGGAACTTTTTTCTTTCGCTCCCTGTTGATACAAGCCAAGCAACGACTACGAAAATAGGTCTTTCCTAGGCGTTTATAGTTGATTGCACATGGGGTATAGCTACATGCACTGCAAATGGGTCTGTTCATATATGTATTTATAGATATTAGACCTTTATAAAGGCGTCTGTAAACCACTGAATAATCAATATTGTAATAAATATTCGTAACGCAAGAAAGAGTGACGTTAAGTTACTATTAATAAAGAGGATAATAAAATGGCATTAGTTTCCCCCGGAGTAGAGGTTAGTATAGTTGATCAAAGTCAATATCTACCTGCACCAACAAATTCAGTTCCGTATATCTTAATTGCAACAGCACAAGATAAAACAAGTGGAACAGCAACAACGACAGCAACAGGGTCGACATTAGCAAACGCTAATAAAATTAATTTAATTACTAGCCAAAGAGAACTAGTATCAACATATGGTAACCCGACTTTTTATAATACATCAGCTGGTACACCAATTAACGCTTACGAACTAAATGAATATGGTTTATTAGCGGCTTACTCAGTTTTAGGAATTAGTAATAGAGCATATGTGCAACGTGTTAACGTTGACACAGCACAACTAACAGCTACATTGTCTAGACCATTAGGTGCTAGCAATAATAATTCGTATTGGTTAGATACTGCAGAAGCAACATGGGGAATACATGAATGGACTGCAACAACCGGAACATTTACTAATAAAGTTCCAACAGTTATTACAGCAACAGATGATTTAACAGGTGGTATACCTTCAGCATCAATTGGCGCAATTGGAGGCTATGCAATTGTAGCAACTAACGCCGCTAATCCACTGTATTACAAAAATAGATCAAATGCTTGGGTATTAGTTGGGTCAGATGATTGGCACAACAGTAATCCAACTATTCAAGGGGCAGTAACAAGTCCAGCATTAACAATTGGACATACTATTGTTCTTGGTGAATCAACAGTTACTATAGGCGGAACAACAGTTACAGATTTAGCAAATGCAATTAATAGTGCATCTATTGCAGGTGTAACAGCCGCAGTAGTAAGTAACAAAATTGAAATTTATGCAGATAGTGCTGTGTCAGTAGATGGCTCTTCATTAGAAGGTGCTGTAAATTTAGTTAATGGTTCAGGAACCATTCTAACAGATGCTGGTTTAACAGCAGGCAATTATTACTATCCAAGATTACAACAATCACAACATTATTCAAACCCACGTTGGGCATCAACTGATACTGCTTCTAGACCTACAGGGTCTGTCTGGATTAAAACAACAGCAGTAAACAATGGTGCTGATATAACAGTTAAAAATTATAGTTCAACTACAGAGTTATGGACAACTATAAGTGCACCGATATATGAAAATGATCAGACTGCACTTAAAAATATTGATCCAACAGGTGGAGGATCAAATGTTGCGTCTAATACACTGTATGTTCAATACGATTCAACAGAATTAGATAATGCAACATATAAAATATTTAGAAGATATGCAACAGGCGCAACAACAGTAACATCAGCTAATACTTCTCCTACAGTTGTAACTTCAGAAACATTTACAATTCAGGCAAGTGCTAAGAACTTAACTACATTAACTTCAGCAGTTACAGCAACACTAGGTGGTACAACAGCCGCTGACTTTGTAGCGGCATTTAATGCGGCAAATGTAGCAAACACCCTAGCTTCTCTTGTTGATGGTGCTGTTAGAATTAAACATTCACTAGGTGGTGTTATTATTCTTAAAGACACATCAGGAACTCCAGTAGCAGATGTAGGTATTGCATCATCACTAGATAATGTCAGAGCAGGTAACAGCAGTGATGTTGTTCTTTCTAACTATGTTCCACTAACATATACAGCTTTAACAACTGCTCCTACACAGGATCCAGCAGAAGGTACATACTGGTATCATTCAGCAACTGATCAAGTTGATGTTATGATCCAGGACAACGGTGTATGGAAAGGATATCAAGGTGTAAATAACGATGCTAGAGGATATGATTTATCACAATGTTCACCAGCTGGTCCAATTGTAGCGACAACTGCTCCTACAACACAAAGTGATGAGTCAGCACTAGTATATGGTGACTTATGGATTTCAACAGCAGACTTAGATAACTATCCGTTAGTATATAGATGGCAAGCAGTTAGTGGTGTTGATCAATGGGTATCTATTAGCTCGGCTGATCAAACAACATTAAATGGTATATTATATGCAGATGCACGTTGGGGGACAGCAGGAACAGTAGATCCAGTAACTGATACTATTCCAACTATTTTGTCACTATTAACTAGTGATTACACTGACTTAGATGTACCATCAGCAACATTGTATCCAGAAGGTACACTATTATGGAACACAAGACGTTCAGGTAATAATGTTAAAACATTCCAAGTAGACTACTTTAATGCTACAGACTTTGACGGTTCACTACCTACACAGAAAGATGCGTGGGTTAATGCAAGCGGAAACAAAGCAGACGGTTCACCTTACATGGGACGTAAAGCAGTACGTAAAATTATAGTTGCGGCACTAGAAGCAGGTATTGATGCTAACACAGCAATACGTGAAGAACAAAAACAATTTAATTTATTAGCGGCACCTGGTTATCCAGAACTAATTGATAATCTAGTAGCTCTAAACAATGATAGAAACAATACAGGTTTTGTAGTTGGAGACACACCATTTAGATTAACAGACAATTCAACTGACGTAGTTGATTGGGCAACTGATGCAAACGGAGCTGGTACAGACAGTGAAGACGGTCTTTCAACAGCAGATCCATATGCGGCAGTATTTTATCCAAGTGCTAAAACAAACGACTTAGCAGGTAACAAAGTTGTTGTTCCAGCATCGCATGTTATGTTAAGAACACTAGTACGTTCAGATGAAATTGGCTATCCATGGTTAGCACCAGCAGGCGGACTACGTGGTACAATTGACAATGCAGAATCTATAGGGTATGTTAATGCAACAACAGGTGAGTATGAACAGATTTCTGTAAGACAATCACTACGTGACACACTTTATGCAAACAAAGTTAATCCATTAACATTTATTCCTGGCGCTGGCTTACAGAATTATGGTAACAAGACTATCGCGGCAACACCGTCAGCACTTGACAGAATTAACGTAGCTAGACTAGTTGCTTATATACGTGAAAGACTAGAAGTATTAGGTAGAACTTATATATTTGAACCTAATGACACTGTTACTAGGAACGAAATTAAAAACGCATGTGAACAGTTATTAAATGATATAACTGCTAAACGTGGCATTTATGATTACCTAGTTGTATGTGACGACACAAACAACACAGCAACACGTATTGATCGTAATGAACTATACGTTGATATAGCAATTGAACCTACTAAATCTGTAGAATTTATATACATTCCACTAAGAATTAAGAACACAGGTGATATTGAAGCAGGTAATTTATAGTAAGAATTAAGTACGCACTTAATGGGACTTCGGTCCCATTTTTTGTGATTGCAGATCGATAAATAGTTGTACAAAAAGAAATAAGGAGAAATACACATGGCCGTTTCATCATTAACTAGGATGTCAGTACCGTTAGCGTCAGACCAAAGTGCGTCTAACCAGGGACTGTTAATGCCTAAACTAAAGTATCGTTTCAGAACGGTATTTGAAAACTTTGGTGTGTCAACACCAAGAACAGAATTAACTAAACAAGTTATCGACTTTGCTAGACCTTCAGTATCATTTGAAGAAATGCCTATCGAATTATATAACTCACGTATGTATCTAGCAGGTAAACACACTTGGGAAACTACATCAGTTAACCTACGTGATGATGCTAGTGGTTCAGTATCTAAATTAGTCGGTGAACAATTGCAGAAACAATTAGACTTTATGGAACAATCATCAGCTAGTTCCGGTATTGACTATAAGTTTATCACACGTTGCGAAGTACTTGACGGTGGTAACGGTACTAATACACCAAATGTTTTAGAAACTTGGGAATTATATGGTTGTTATTTAACAGCAGTTAACTATAATGATTTGTCATATGGTGAAAGTGCGCCAGTAACAATCTCAATGACTATTAGATTTGATAATGCAATACAATCACCGTTAGGACAAGGTGTTGGTACAGCAGTAGGTAGAACATTAGGCACAGTAGTAACAGGATAAATTAGATGGCCGGATTCTTTGGGGATGTCTTAAAAGGCTTTCTCGGTAGCGATTATCTTAAAGATTATAGACATGCCAGCAAGACATTTAGATCTGCTGGCTTTGAACTTGCTCCACGATTTAAGTTTCTTTTCCATGTGCATTTTAACTTAAATGTTACGGAGCTCCCAGGACTGAGAACAGCATTCGGTGCTCAAGATCAAAGTAATCTAAGTGTACTAGTTAAAAACATAACGTTACCAAACTACTCATTGGATGTAGACGAATTTAATCAATATAACAGAAAACGTTTAGTCCATTCAAAAATCAATTACGAACCTGTAACTGTAGAATTCCATGACGACGGTGCAGATCTTGTTCGTAATCTATGGTTTAAATATTTCAGCTACTACTATAAAGATCCAAGTCAACCATATGGTACTGTTGAAGGTAATGCGGCTGGTGTTAATAATGCTCCGGTAGGACGAAGCGATTATAATACTAGAGACATCTATAGTCAAACCAGAGCAGGAAATGATTGGGGTTATTCAGCAGAAGATAATACAGGTAGCGGAACTAAACCATCATTTTTTAAAGATATTACAGTCTATGGCTTTAATCAACACAACTTTGTGTCGTACACATTAATTAATCCTCAAATTACAGAAATGCGCCACGATCAATATGATTATAGTCAAGGTGGCGAGCCAATGGCTAACACTATGACTATTAAGTATGAAACTGTAAAATACGGTGCTGGAGCTCTTAACGGACAAACAGGTGCACCGATACCAGGATTTGCTAACCCTGCACACTATGATAAAGAACCAAGTTCGTTAAGTCAACCAGGTTCTAACTCATCAATACTCGGCCAAGGCGGATTATTAGATGCAGGTGTAGGTGTGTTTGAGGATTTATCAAGCGGTGACATATTAGGTGCCGCCAAAAAAGTTGGTAGAGTATATAATATCTTTGACAAAGGAGATATAAGTACAGAAGGTGCAAAAGAAGAAATACTTAGCGTTATATTACGAGAAGGATTACCCACAGTAGCATCAGGTGACTTTAGTTTTGCAACACCACCATTTGAAAACACAACCACCAGCAAGCTAACATCTACATCTACTCCTGATCCGTTAGTAACATCATCTAGTCTTATTTCCAGTAACGGCAAAGCAATTGGTTCTACTACTATAGTACGATGATTTTCGGCCTAGGCCTTAATAAGGTTAAATACTAGTATGGCAACAGTAAACATTACAAAAGACAATTTAGATTCTACAGTCAAAATATTTGACACTTTCTATAATACAGAAATAGTCATAAATGTCAACGACTTTGATAGAGTCCGAGCATATTTTATACTACATTCAGACGATACTAGTATAGCAGATGACTTTACGGCGGCATTTTTTAAGATACAACAGAACTATAATACAACTGTAGATGCTCTATTAGAAAAATTCGAAGGACTAGGGGATCCATTAGCAATAGATGAAACTATTGCATATTATCTTAACGGTCTAAGATCAAAATCAACATTACTCGGTGTTAGCGTATTACAGCAACCTAACTTATATGCGGCACGTAATGTTAGCAACTAATGGCTAGCAGATTCGCAAACGGCCTTTTTACTATAATGAACCCTGCTAAGTATGTAGGGAAAAAAGCACCTAGGTATAGATCTAGTTGGGAACACGCATTTATGACGTTCTGTGACAATCATTCTAGTGTAATTAAATGGGCTAGTGAAAGTATGCGAATCCCTTACAAACATCCATTTACCGGAAAACAAACACATTACGTTCCTGACTTTTTAGTCCAGTACGAAGACAAACGGGGTAAATTAGTAACAGAGCTAGTGGAAATTAAACCGAAGAAACAAAGTATAATTGAAAGCAAAAATGCTAATAGAGCAACCAGAGAAACAGTAGCAATTAATCATGCTAAATGGGATCAAGCAATGAGATGGTGTAAAGCAAATGGTATTACATTTAGAGTAGTAACAGAAGAAGACATATTTAGAAACGGAAGTAGATAATGACTTACTTGTATAAAAAGACACATAATAAAACTGGCTTACAGTATCTTGGAAAGTAATTGACGGTAAACGAACTTGGATGGATAAAGTATGACTAAACGTTTAGAAGAACTTTTTGACTTAGCACCTAGTGCACCTGACGATGCAGACACTGTAGATGTTAATGAGCCTATAGCACAGGCCCGTGCTGAACTACCTGCTGAAACATTAAAAAATATTGACAAGATAGAAACAGCACTTACAGCAGTTAAGGGATTAGAAGCCAGTGACGAAGAAATGGATGAATTAGGACAACTAGCAAAAGACTCCTATAAAGATCTTATGGATCTGGGCATGAATGTAGATAGTCGATTTGCTAGTGAGATATTTAGTGTAGCAAGTAACATGTTGAGTCATGCTATATCAGCAAAAACAGCTAAAATTAATAAAAAATTAAAAATGATTGACTTGCAATTAAAAAAAGCACAGTTAGATCAAAAGAAATTAGTAGACAATGCCGGAAACGAAACAATAGAAACAGGACAGGGGTATGTACTGGATCGTAACGAAATGCTTAAAGAACTATTAAAAAATAAAGACACTAAACAATAAACTAGCATAAATATTGCATAGTTAGGGGAAACAACAATGAAAACATTTACAGAATATTTAACAGAGTCAAAGCAAACTTACTCATATCGAGTTAAAGTAGCAGGTGGCTGTGACAAAGATTGCATTAAAGCACTTGAAGACAAATTAACAAAATACGATTTAATTAAAATGTCAGATCCAAAAATAACACCAGTTACAGAAGATCCGATGGATTTTCCTGGTGTTAAGAATATGGATGTTTGTATTTTTGAGATTGAATTAGATTATCCTGCAAGTCAAGAAGAACTATATGAGTTGCTTGAGCGTTGCACAGAAAAACCTAAATCACAGATTAAAGTAACATCAAAATATTTTGCTGATTCATGGGAAGAAAATGAAGGTAGCGAAGCTGAAGAATCTCCAATTTTAGAAAAAGAAGAAATGGATGAGTCTCCAGGTGCAAAAGAAGCTAGTAAAACATATGCTGATCCTAGCAAAGCAGTTCCTGAAGAAACAACACAATATGAGATAGCAGGTGGCAACACCCCTAAGGCCCCTACTACAAACGATCTACCAATGCAAACTCAAAGTGCTATAGGTAGTACGAAAAATAAATTACCAGACGTTAAATCGTTTGCAAGATAAGAGGATAATATCATGGATATGTATAACGTAATAGACACATTAAAAAAGATCGAAAACCCAACAGAAGACCAGAAGGCGGCAATTACGTCTGCTGAAACAACTCGACCAATTATTCCACAAGGTGTTACAGAAGTTAGTACGACTGGAGACAATCTTTATGCTCAGTATGGTAAAGATGCCCACGCTGATCTAATAAGATTAGCTGAAGTTCCTGTGATAACTGTACAAAGTGACATCCCTAGCGACCCAGTTGCTGAATCAGTAGAAGTTAAAGAAGCACAAAGCCCAGCACAAAAAGCGGCATTTCAAAAAATGCTAGACGCTAAAAAAGGCAAAGATGACACTAAAGAATCTGACGAAAAAGATGAAGAAGAAATAGTTGAGGAGTCAGTAGAAACAATTGACCTTAAAGAAGCATATGATGCTGAACATGTTACTAGTATTATTGCTGGTCACGAGAAACAAGGAAACAAAGTTGTTTTAGATCGACCAGAAACAGACGGCGCAGGTTTTACAGTTACATTTAAAGATGGCTCACGTAGACATTACAAATATTCTCATGCAAGCACAAAAGTTGATTCTTTAGAGCCAACAGATCCATTAATAGATCCAAATGCTCCTAAGCGTGAACGTGGCCGTCCTAAGAAAGAAGGGCTTGGCGAAGGTGATAACATTTATCATCCTTGTACTCAATCTTTTACGCACGATAAATTTGGTGAAGGCACAGTAATACATGGTGAACATACACTAGCAGAAGACGGCACAGTTACACACTACGATGCAGAATTTGTTAAAGAAGACGGTACTAGGTATGTTGTTAAAAACATTCCAGTTGCTAATATGAAAGGTTCTGTACAAGTTGAACACAGCCATCCAGCTAAGAAAAAGAAAATGGAAGGCACTGAAGAACAACCTGCAGTATTAGATACAGCATTTATTAAAATGGAATCAGCAGAAACAGATCCGTTAACAGCAATGTTTGAAGCAAAACTAAATGAGTCAGTGGAAACAGAAGAAGTTGCTGAAAGTTTACAAGTTGTACAAAATATTGATGATGAGAATCAAGAAACAGTAAGTGTAAATGCACACGGTAAACATACTGATATGCTTAAACAGTTATTAAACTTGTCTGGACAACGTTCTGATGGTTATGATGAGTATCAAGGTCAAGAACAAGAAGTACCTGTTGAAGAAGAAAGAGACATTCAGCATGCTAATACACCGCATGAACAAGTAACTGATGTTGATACACAGTTAAATAAAATGGCAGGTGGATTAAACGGCCCTAAACCAAAGTCAGCGGCTAAGTCAAACAGTAATGCGTTGTACAACGAATCAATTACTGATGAAAAAATGATGGAATTATACAAGGCCTATAAAGGTAGTGAATAATGAAATCATTAGACGAGTATCTTAAGGAAACTGCTAGACGGCAAGTAAATCCAGTAACAGGCGATCAGGTTGATTTTATTATCAACCAAGATACTGTCATTGAGTCATTGGTTCTCGAACACGACGATGAAAGCATCACTCTCCACTTAGACGAAGAATGTCAAACAATGTTAGAACATTGTGGCTGTGAATTTACAGGCGTAAAATTCTTTGATGTGTTTGATGAAGCAGAATACAAAGGGAAAAAAGTAAAACTAAACGACCCGATACGTACTTCTGAAAACCCTAAGAAAAAATTCAAAGTATATGTTAAAGATCCTAAAACAAGTAATGTAAAAATTATTCGTTTTGGTGATCCTAACTTATCAATCAAAAGAGACGACCCTAAAAGACGTAAGAGCTTTCGTGCTAGACACGGATGTGATAAAGCTAAAGGTAAAGATAAATCTACAGCTAGGTACTGGTCATGCTACCAATGGCGTTCAGGTGCTAAGGTAAACAACTAATGAGAGCTAACGATTTTTTAACAGAAAAAAAACAAGGTAAAGTGAGTCAAGAACTCAAAGCGGCTAGTCCAGGTAGTTACAGTAATCCTCTAGATAGGTATTACGGACTATATCGTGCATCAATGATAATGGCAAGAAGCCCAGGTAATACTGATGACATTGACACAGAGTCACATATGGGAGTAAGACCATATATGGGTGCATATACAGAAGTAGATAAACAAAAAATTGAAGCGGCTAATAAAGCACTAGGTGTTAAAACAACTGTTACTGCTCGTGGTCCTAGTGAAGAATTAGAAGGTGGCAACACAGTTTCTCCAATGACAGGCGCCAAATGGCAAAGAAAAAAATAATAAACAGATGCTCACATTGTGGGTGTAACGCACATTGCGGACAAAGCTGTACAGACTGTTGGGAGTGTCCTGACTGTGCATGTGTAGAATGTTCCCCAATAAAAACACAAATAGATAATGAAGGGTATTCTTACCCAACCGGAGATGATTAATGTACGAATA